GTAATCTCGCCTGTTGATGCTCCGATCGTCGCGCTTGTAATGTAAGCAGTTAATTTGATATCGTTTTCATCCGTTCCATCCACCCAACGCAAAGTCAGCTCAACAGTGTCGCTGCTTGATACGCCTCCGGTGCCTGTCCTAATCAACTTGTTCAATAGGTTTGCAGTGTTGATGCCCCCATTGTCGTCCTTGTAATACAGCAAAGACGCATTTCCTGAATAACCCAAAACGCCAGGGCTGTAACTGCGCAAGCTATCCCCAAGTGTTGTTGTTTCGAGCGTTTCTAGATCTGCCTGCAGGCTGAAATTAACGACCTTGGCGAGAGTCGTTCCAGACAGCTGCAAAACGCCATCTCTACCGGTGTAGACCTTTGCCATTACGCCACCGCTCGCAACGACACTTTAACGCTGCTAACACCTGGACGCACAGCTTGAACCTGCGGCTCAGCGTCATAACGCCACTTTGTGCCCGGTGGTGCGTCAAGCGTTGATACCGCTCCAGACCACCCTTCAAACACCGCTGATGGCAAAGTGAATGTTCGGAATGTGCCGAGCTGGCTGCTGTAATCAGTCAGGAATGATTCCGCTGATGCGTCTGGGACATTTGCATAAGACAAATTCAGCGTGGCATTGACGCGCCGCGAACCATACAAGATGCGGACTTCTGCGCCTGATTGCGAATTGAACACCTTGCTGGGAAAGTTCCCTGCAGTGAAGTCACGGCCAGTTGGCGTCAGCGTTGGGAAAGCCATCACTCAAGAACCGTAAAGTTGCTCGGCGTCAAAACGTCCTTAGCCACGATGCTAACCCCAGAGGCATCAGTGGGCACTTCAACTGCGCTGATGGAAACCAAACCAGCGTCGTCCAAGGTCAGCTCTTCAATCTGATAAACGCTGTAGTCCGTATCGCCGCCCAACAGGGTGAACAAAGTGCCATTGAATGTTGAGTCCGTCACGGCGTTGCCTGAAACTGTTAGTGGCGTTTCAATCACCGACTGCGTCGTTGGGTTGTAGACCAATGCGTCATACGTTCCATCCTTTACTGTCGTGACGCTCACCAGCGTTCCAGCGTCCGTGATCGCACCGTTTGCAGCCGAGTTATAGGTGCTGGCTTCTGTGATCACCCGGATGTAAGAGCCAGGCTGCACGCTCAAAGCGTCAGGGATAGTTTTGAAACTGACAGTTTTTGTGACACGGCGGCGAGTGCTCATCAAGAAACGTGCCGTCCGCAAAGCTTGGTCACGGTTGGTGCAAAACTCGCTCAGATCAAACGCCTGCTCTGTTGTTGCTTTTTTGCTAGCAGGTAGGTCAGCCCACTCCAGCAATGCTGATGCCTGATACGGCAAGTCGTTCTGCACGGTTACGCGCCAGCTGACAAGGCCACGGATATTTGAACGCTGCGAGACATCGATGTACCGCAGCTGCAGTGAATCCTCAATAATGTTGCCAGCAGTAAAAATCTGCTCAACAGTTATGGGGTCAAGGCTGATCTCATGATTTGAGTTGAACGGCAATGCAGGCTGCATTCCAAACCGACCGTTTTTGATCGTGAAATTACAGAGTTGGAGCGAAGCATTGTCATACAAAAAGCTGCGGAAACTTTCGCTATCTTCAAGCACGCCGTCATAAAAAATCCTATTCGCTCGCAAGAAACGAGCAGTTGTCCTCAACGCATCTTCGTCGATAAGCTCTGCCGGGACGACATTGCCAACGCCTTGGGCTTTGTTGGTCAGCAAGTAAAAAACAAGGTCAGCAAATAAGTTGCTCGGATTATTGTCGTTTTCAATCAAGCGCCTGACGGGGATGCCAGTTTCTGAGTAAAGCCTGAGCTGGTTAAGTGCTGCAATCTCTCCGCTCGACTTAACCGTAAAACCAATCGTTGACATCCCGTCATAGTTGGCAGGTTCGTTGTTTGATATGTATTCATTAACGTAAACGATTTCGTGCTCTGGGCCAGACTCGTTGGACTTTGAAAGCTCGGTGTAATGACTGCAATCTGAAACTTGCGAGTTTAACTCAAACGCACGTTCCCCGTCTTGGACAACGCCAGGCACAACCACGGTTGTAGCCGAAACGTAAAAACTAAAACTAACGCTTGTGTATCGAGGCCCTTGCGTGGCAGCGTAATTGGAAAATTCGTTATTCACATTTTGGACAAGATTAAAAGTATCCCCTCGCGAAAAATCTCCTGTAGAGGCGGCGACAGTAAACCGAACATTTTCCCAAAGTTGAGTGCTGCCTCCATTCGCCTGAATATATTTTGGGCCGACAGTTACGCCCCTTTCGCCAGGGCGTGAGTCAGCCGTTATCAGAATACTTATACTCTTCCCGCCCCCAAGACTGACTTGAATTGTAGCTGTTTTTGTCGTGCCCGGTGCCTCTCTAGCCAATCCAAGAGCTTCGGTATAAAACGCGTGCTTGAATAAAAAGATATTGTTGCTGTTTGGACTTGCGCCAGTAAATTGCACACTGGTCGGCTGGTTGGTTGATCCATCGTCTGCTATTTGGGTTGGGTCGGTAAATAGTTCGCCATTTTCTTTAATTTTGGCAATCGCTACTTCTTTGCCTTGAGTCGTAATCCTAAAGCTTCCATAATTTGTCTCATAATCGACGCCAACTGCCGTCCCCGTGTATGGGGTGCCTTCTGTTGAGTCAAGGACAGTCACAGTATTTTCATCAAGGCTATTGATTGCAATATCTGAACCCGTGCGGGGGATTAAGCGATACTCATAAAATCCTTTTTTCCTTGGACGAATTCTTAGATAATTGTTTTGGTTGATGGGTGCGCTGCCTTGCACGCAAAATACCTTAGGTATGCGAACAAAAGTGTTTTGCGGTTGACCATACTCTTGGACAGGGCGGACCCAAATTGAAAAGCAAGATGAACGCTTGAAGTATTTGTCCATCCGCGGGGTAGACAAATTGATGTCATCTTCATCCAGCTGAAACAGTCTGCTAGGCGAAGGAATAGCGTTAAAGTTGCACAAGCCAGACGCACGATTCCAAACCTGACTTCTAATCCCAAGCTCAATGACCTCGGCGTCTCTACGCACTGGGCGAATTGTTGCGATGTTCAGGCGACACACGTTGTAAAACGCCGCCCCACAATGCTTGTTTGAGTTAAAAGTATCGCCCTCATATCCACCAAGAGGCTCTTCAACAGCCCTGCGCCCTGGAATGCCAATTTCAGCCACCCCTAAAACGGCGACGCACCTAAAAGTGATAAAAATTTGATCTCCAGTATTGCTTCTTTCTTCAACAATCCAAGAGCTTGCGCCAATAATCCATCTCGTTCCAACGACAAGCAAGTCAGACGCCCGCTCGCGCCAACCTTTAGCGGTATTGACAAGATCTTTTAAGTTTATTTCTGTATCCGCAAAATCACTTTTTTCAAGGTCTTCCCATGCAGAGTCTCTATTATCTATTTCAAAAACTGCTGTATCTCCTGCGTTAATAGAAACAATCGTTTTGTTTTCATGCTTAGTGGTGTTGTGCTGGATAAAACCCATGTGGCGGGAATAGGCCCTGCCAACGCCAGGCTGCCCTGCCTCCTCTCCTCGAATATGTAAAACATCGGCCAAGCTGCCAGCGATCTTGCGGCGTTTTGCCTGTATTTCGCGGCGAGCATCTTCATTGTCAGGTCCCAACGTAGATACGAAAGGTGCGCTTATTACTTCCCAGTTGAAGCGGTATGCACTGCCGTTGTGGATTGGCGTGCTTGTTCCAAACGTCGTATCCCCGCTTGGGGTGTAGGCCATTGAGAAGCCTTGACTAAATTGACCGTCATCAGTTGGAGCGGTAAAAATTGCTCTCCCAACCGTTCCAGTCGCCCCAGGGCCTTCAGTGCCATAAGCGGGAGGGGAGGTAGGTCGGTTGCTGTTTTGCGCTGATGACCAGTACAACGCAAAATCTTTGCTACCCAAAGAATTAAGTGCCGCCGTTCCAATCAAAATTCCAGCAAGGTCTGGCTGATCCACTCCAAACTCGCCAGCGACATAGACGCCCTCAAATGCTTGATACGCGCCATACGCATACAACCGACTCCACACCAATGCAGGCGCAAGGATCAGGCCGCCTGTTAAGACTCCATCCAATCCAGTTCCACGCTTGCCAAATGGAATCGGAATTGGCTGGTTAAGTTCAGCGAGGCTTGAGATATTGTCAAAATTAGTCGCTTGATTAAAGCGTGTTGGGCCAATCTGATCAGCAAGCTTTCGTCCTCTTATCCCGCGCTTGTTTTGCAGAGGCTCAACAGTAGGAGCCTTTGGTGCGAGCAATACGCTGACTGCTGTCGCTGCAAGACCAATCGCAAGATTGATAAAAATTGCAGTTACAGGTGTAATTGGCCCCGCAACAATTTCAGGTATATGGTCATACTCAGCTGGCCGCACTCGTTGGCGCGACATTGCATGACGAATTAACTCGCGATATTCATCTTCACTGCAACCAATTGCTTGTATTAAAGACTTTTCGTACGGTAAGAGCGGCGGATTGTAAGGTACTCCGCCGGTTTCCAGTCCACTGCGGAGATTGAGCTGTTGATGTAAAGGACGCCACTCTGCCATATGACTCCGAAGGCCAACGGCCTAACGCCCAACAAGACTATGTCGCCATCATAACTGGGGTGTTCAACCCGGTCACAGAAGACATTCAGCTCCCTCAAGACCTCCCGTGGCGTCATCTCGTACCAAACGCCCTTTACCCCCGGATTTTTAATGCCCAGCTGCTCTAGGGCATCGATCACCAAATGGATGCAATCATCCTTGCCGTAGCTGTACTTACGGCCTATCAGATCACTACACACTGACTTGAGAGGTGAATGGGATGTTGCCAACCTGCTGCCGGTACAAGCGACGGCCTGGCACATTTGCCTGAACAGCGTCTAAAACTGAATTTAAGCTGATCTGAATTGCGGTCTCGTCCCAGCCCCCTGCTGAACACGCCCCAAAATACTCATACAACGTTTTCTCTACGGCATACGTTGACGAGTTCCAAAGAACTGTCGTCACCTTGGCGACATACACGTTGTCGAGCGCTTCAACGACAAAGCTGCGGGTGATCTCGGCGTTTGCGAACTGGAGCGTTGCGTTTAAATTGTCGCCTTGCAATGAAGCAACCGCTCCACTAAAGCCAAACGGCAAAAACGAATAGATGCCGACGTTTTGGCCAACCGCATAATTTTGAAAGTGGTACTGGTTTAAGCCACCAGTGGGGCCAACATCAAGCAGATGACCGTAAGTAAATTCCATCAGAATGCCAAGCTCCTACGAACAGCGGTTGAATTTTGCAGTGATCTCATAGTCCGGCGCTCGCCTTCTGCTGCACCGCGTTGAGCAGCTTGCTGGATTCCCTGCTGAAACTGCTCTGCTGTCACATAGTCCACATCATTGATCCGCTCCACCGTGTAACGGACATCAATTGCCGCACCGCTTGGTGCTCCGCCTGCACCATCAACCCCAGCAGCATCGCCTTGCGCTCCAGCGGCTGATGCCTTAACTGACCTCTTATAACGATTCATCGCTGCAAGCATTTGAGCATTGTTTGTCCCAGACGCTTGAACTCCTAGCTTTCCTTCTGGTCCTCTCTGCAGTGGAAGGATTGCCTCAGGCCCAGCTTCACCCATCAACCCGAATCGACCCGTCCCTCCATCTGCGTAAGGGAACAATGTCGGCGAATTTACTATGCCGCCGCGAGCAAACTTAGCTATCCCGTTTTCAAAGTAAGAGCCCTTTGCAGACTGCCTGATCCCAAAATTAGGACCAAACGTGCCAATACCTCCAAGTTGACCGCCTCCAGCACCAAGCTTTGTTGTGCCCGAGTTAAAACCTCCAGCGCCCGGCAACAATCCGACCACCTTATTCAAGATGTACATGGTGATCATCTTCTGGATAATCTGCGCCGCCATATCCAAGAAAAAGTTGCCGATATTTTTAAAGAAACTTGCAAGCGCTTCTTGAGTTGTAGC